TTTGGAGAGTGTACTCCAAAGAATAATAGCAATGCTTATCCTGTTGCAATGGCAGAAAAAAGAGCAAAGTCAAGGATTGTACTTATGTTAGCAGGTTTTTATGAACTAGGAATATTTGGAGAAGAAGAAGCTGAAGCTTTTTCTCAAGATAACAACTAAATGACACAGCACGATTGGATAGATGATATACTAGAAGATGAACCATGTTCCCTATGGCAAATAGGTAAGATAGAGAGTCTTCTAGTAACATCTAGTGCTAATATATTTTATGAACATATAAATTTTAACGAACTTAATTATTATGACGCAGAAGAAATCATTAGACATCTCTGGGAGAACAATTGCCCTAGAGACCCTAGAGAACAATTTAAGCAAATGCAAAGAAGGGGGATATTTTAATAACTGGCAAAGAATAAGAGAAGTAGTTAGAATAAGCAAAGAAAATATACCTACTATAATTCCTATTGGACATAATAACTATATTCCATTAAGTTATTTTAAAGATTTTTTTAAAGCTATACCTTCAGAATTATGGTGCAATAGTCCAGTTTTTTATTATAACATAGAGAAATTATGTTGGGATGCATTAGGTTTTTTAGGCGAAAAAATACACAGATCTAACGTTAGAACAAAATACTTGCAGTTATGCTTTATGAAGGTTGGATTAGATATTAATGACACTTTAAATAATGAAGAGCCTATATTTTTAAAATATAAAAACAATAAAGAAAGATTTATAGCCGCCATAGATTATTTATGTAAAAATTTATCTAAAGAAGAATTAATACAAATATTAAACAAATCTAAAAAATTAAGTGATGAAAGATATGTTACAAATCATTAAAGATTTATATAAAAAAGAATCAGATCAAATTGAGTTTAATGCCATAGAAATAAGTATACTAGATATAGTATGTGAACATACAGGATATGAAGTCAAAGATTTACAATCAAAAAGTAGACAAAGCGAATTAGTCTTAGCTAGAAGTATAACTGCTGTTTTATTAGTACAGTCTGGTGCTAGTTTAACTAGGGCAGGTAAAATACTTAATAGAGGTCATGATACAGTTTTGTATCATAAAAACAAACACAGCAATCATATAAAATATTGGAAACCATATAAAGATTTGTTTAAAAAATGTAAAGATGAATATTTTACAAGATTCACTTCTGATAAGATAAATTATGTAAAAGAAAAAATAGATATATATAAAAAAAGAATAAATGTCCTAGAGGATTTTATAAACAGTGAAACTAATTATTAATTAAAATTATTTAAAAATGTCAGAAAAACAATATGTAAACGGTATGATTATCAAGGAGAAATCTTTTGATAATGGAGGCACACAATTAAAACTTAGCATTAAGGTAGATGATTTAGTAGAACAACTAAAAACATTAAACAATGATGGTTGGGTAAATTTAATTGTTGCTAGAAGAAAGGAAGCATCTGAAACAGGTGTGACGCATTATTCTTATGTAGACACATGGAAGCCTACAAAGAAAAAAGCTGTAGAGGTAGGATCAGAAGAGGACTTACCATTTTAAATTAACATAAGGGGGAGTGAATATTTTTTTACTCTCCCTTTTATTTACTAAAAACTAATATGACAAATCAACCAAACTATTACGCAATAATACCAGCTAACATAAGATATAGCGACAAAGTAAGTTCTACTGAAAAACTTTTATATGCAGAAATTACCGCCTTATGTAATCAAAAAGGTTACTGTTGGGCAAGTAACGATTACTTTAGTAAACTATTTAAAAAACATCCTAACAGTATAAGTAGAAATATAAAAAACCTATCTATTAATGGCTTTATTAAAATACATTTAATTAAAGAAGAAAAGAACGTAGATAAAAGAAGAATTACTCTAGTTGATTCACAAAAATGTTTAGACCCCCTTAACAAAAATGTTAATACCCCCCTTAACAAAAATGTTAAGCATAATACTATAAATAGTAATAATATAAATGAAAAGAAAGAATTATTTGAAAAGTTTTGGGAGGCATATAATTACAAGAAAAGCAGAAAGTTGTGTTATGATAAATTTATTAAGTTAGATATTGAAATTTGCAAAAAGTGTATTATTAAGGCTAAAGAATATTCTAATTCTATTGTAGATATAAAATATAAAAAACATCCAAGCACTTGGTTAAATCAGGGTTGTTGGGATGATGAAATACAAGACAATAATAATCAAGGTTTCACTGGTGGTAACTTTACAAATATGGTGTTTTGATGAGCTTTTTAGATTATGGCATAGAGTTAAAAAAATCAAGTGGACAAGTGAAAACTAAATGCCCAAAATGTTCACATGATAGAAAAAAGAAATCAGATCCTTGTTTATCAGTAAACATAGATGAAGGCATATGGAATTGTCATAATTGTGGATGGCATGGAAGTATTAAAATTAATAATAATTTTATGAAAGAGATAGTGTATAAATTACCAACAAATACTAATGATTCTTATAATTATTCAGATAAATTTTTAAGTTGGTTTGCTAGTAGAGGTATTACAAAACAAACACTTATAAGCAACAGGGTAGCTGAAGGTTTAGAATATATGCCACAGCTTAATAAAGAAGTTACAACTATACAGTTTAAATACTATAGAGATAGTTCTTTAGTTAATATTAAATACAGAGATGCTGCTAAAAACTTTAAGTTAGTAAAAGATGCTGAAAGAATAATGTATGGCTTAGATGATTTAATTGGCAAGAAAGAAGCTATAATAGTGGAAGGAGAAATGGATAAATTAGCATTGTATGAAGCAGGATATAAAAACTGCGTGTCTGTTCCGAATGGTGCTAGTAATTTAAAAATGGATTACTTAAAAGACTTTCCTGAAAACATTGAAAAAATATATATAGCGGTAGATAATGATGATCCAGGTTTAAAACTACAAGAAGAGTTGTCAAGAAGATTAGGTAGAGACATTTGTTATAGAGTAAGCTATCCTGATGACTGTAAAGATATTAATGATGTTTTAGTAAAAAACAATATTAATGTTGTAAAAGAATGTATATTAAAATCTCAGCCATATCCATTAGAGGGAGTTTTAAGTGTCAAAGAGTTTGATATAGATATAGATTCTTTGTATGAAACAGGATTACAAAGAGGTAAATTAATTGGTCATAATAAGTTTGATAAATTGTTTAGCTTTGCGTCTTCACAATTAACTGTGGTTACAGGTATACCAACTCATGGTAAAAGTAATTTTTTAGAACACTTGTGTATGAAATTAGCAACACAGCATGATTGGAAGTTTGGTGTGTTTAGTCCTGAACATTATCCTATGCAGTTGCACTTTTCTGTTTTAGCGGAAAAACTAATTGGTAAGTCATTCCGTAAAGAAACTAAATTTAATAGAATGAGCAAATATGAGTTAGGCACAGCAAAAGACTTTATATCAAAACATTTTTATTGGATAAGACCAGATAGCGATGTTTACACTATAGACGCTATTTTAAACGCAGCTAAAGGATTAATTAGACGATATGGCATAAATGCCTTAATAATAGATCCATATAATAAAATAGACGCTAATTTAGGATCTGATTCTGAAACTAATTTTATTAATAAATTTCTTACTAAGCTAACAATATTTAAACAAAAATATGATATACATATATTTCTTGTAGCACATCCTCGCAAAATGGCTAAACAAGAAAATAAGCTATATGAAGTTCCTACTTTATATGACATAGCTGGTAGTGCTAATTTTTATAATCAGGTAGATAATGGCTTGTCAATATATAGAGATTTTGAAAACAGCACAACAAGGGTTTATGTACAAAAAGTTAAGTTTAGACACATAGGTGAATTAGGAGAATCAGAGTTCAAATATAACATACAGAATGGTAGATATATTGAAGTTGGAGAACATGAAAATAATAATTCATATTTGAAGTTAGAACAACAATCGCTTTTATAATTTGTTTTTATGAAAAACTTTTTGTTACATTGTATATGATTTATATTCCAATAATAGCAATAGCGACATCAATGTGTGCAGGTTTATTTATAGGTGCTGCCATAGTTTTATATAAAACTAGAGAAGAAATACAAATGCTTGAAAGAGAGCTTCATTACTTTAGAACTGAATATTTTAGGCTTATAAAACAATTTCAAGACAAATACATAGATAGATAATTTTATGCCAAAACCAATATACAGAGTATTAGTGAAGTTCGAGTATAGAAATTCAAAAACTAGCAATTATATAAAAGCTAAAATTAAAACTGGTTATATTGATACCTTTGCTTTGTCAGAAAATAAAGATGAAATACTAGAACATATAAAGCCAAAAGTTTTAAATCAAATTGGTAAGAAAGAGAATGAAGTTGATATTAAAATTAAAGATTACATTATAGAAGGTCAATATGGATTCACAAACTACTAAACATAACAAATATTATTACGAAGAAGGTAGGAACGGATGGACACCTACATCAACTAACGAAAAAACTAAAACTACAAATATGATAAACCCAAAGATGAAAATGTCAAAAGATGAGCTAGGATTAGCTTCTAAAGACAGAAAAGAAAAGCCAGTTTATACTGGTGTATTAAAATACTTCCCAGATGCAATACTAGAGGTTGCTAGATGCAGCTTTGTAGGTCAAGAACAACACAACCCTGACAAGCCTTTGCATTGGGATAGAAGTAAAAGTGGTGATGAGTTAGATGCCTTGTCAAGACACTTATTAGATGCAGGTACAATAGACACAGATGGTGTAAGACATTCTGCAAAAGTAGCATGGAGAGCTTTAGCTAATTTACAAAAAGAAATAGAAAATGAAAAAGAGAACAAGTAATTTACTAGAAAAGGCACACTCATTGGTTGTCTCTGTAACAGGAACAGATATTTCTAAAACAAAAAGACAAGAGGTAATGAAAGATGTCAGAAGTATATATCGCAAGATTAAAGATATAGATCCCAAAATATATCAAATACTCAATGATGATGATAACCACAAAACCACAAGATAATGTTGTACCAAATAATAAAAAAATATAATTTGTCTGAATTAGAAGTTTTAAGCATAGTTTATGAATGGTATGCAATGGGAACGTATGAAGACATTCTTATGGATGAAGATGGAATGGAACTTGACGAAATTTGTGATTTAGAAATAGAGTCAATATTAGAAACAAATAACTAATTAAAAATGATTAGATTTATACTTAAATTGCTTGGTGTAAAATTAAACAATTTACAAAAAAACATAGAAGAATATGAAAAGAAACGAAAATGAATCTTTTGAGGACTACAAGGAA